TTAAGAATAGATATATAATTATCGTGCCAAAATTTTGTGTAAATTATCCGTGTTTTCATTTCTCCTAAAAATATTCCCCCACCACCAACTAATAATAGCTAGCAGTATTATAAATGTTATAAATGGTAATTGTTTAATCATTGATTATTCCATTTGCCTCTAATTCCTTTATTTTTTTCTCATAAAGTTTTATTGATTTATCACACTCTTTAACACTTTCCTTATGCCATTTAATCTGATTAAGATTATGGTTTTTCTTAGCTGTAGTTTGTTCTATAATTTCTTTATAGGTTAATATTTGTTTATTAGTCATTTAATTAACTCCATTTGCTCATTTGAATCTTTCAATTCTTCATTACCCCAAGAATCCCAACCTTCAACTTTTTGCCTTGCAAATAGTTCTATTTTGTTTCCAGTACAAACACTTTCTATTAATCTATAAAAATAATCAGGCTTCTTACTGTGTCTTTCTCTTTTTTCGTGATAACAATTTCTTGTCATACTTCTAAAAGCCTTTATTTTTCCCTTAATTCCCACGATTAAATGTTCTGTACAAACCCTAAACCAATAACCCATACAATCATTATTGGTTTTTTCCCAAGTTATCATTGTTTTATATGTAAAGCCCCACTCTTTCATAACCTCAAAAGCCTCTTGTATGTTTGGGGTAGTAGACCATAAAAATAGAACACAATCCTTTTCTGCTATATCTCTTATTGGCAATTTTTTTATATCCTCCAATGACATTGTTTGGTAATAATAATTAACAGAACAAGTCTTGGGTTGCTTTATAATCTTACAGGGTGGATTTGTATTCCTATATTCCCACGGTGGATCAGCATAAATAATTTGATATTTTTTATTTAGAAATGGTAGTTGTTTAATCATTATGTATTTTTCTCTACAAATTTATGAAAATCCTTTGCAAAATATCTATTCCAAATATATTTTTCAAGTTTATTAATTTGTCGTAAAGTCAGTACCTTGTATCGAACATGTAGTAAATACCAACCAAATAATTTAATAATAAGCCAATCAATTATTTTCCCCAACATTGTTTTATTTTTCATTTTACATCCTCTAAATATTTAATAAGTTTATCCAATTTCCCATTTTCAGTATAAAATTGTATATCAGTTATTATATGTATGGCTTCATCTCTTGATATGGGAAATGCAATAGTCATTTTCTTTATTAAATCCAATATTTCCTTAGAACAATTATTATATAAATCACTCATTTAATTACCCTTACTTCCCTTTCTTGTACTCCAAAATCAATAGCCTCTTCTTTACTATTAAATAATATATCTATACGATTACCTCTTATCAAGCCTCCTGTGTCTAAACTTATATAAGCTCCCATATCTTTAATTTCAACTATCGAATATAATGGTATTACTTCTGGGTCAGTAGCAACTATTGGCAAATCCTTAACCCTTACCAAATCCAGGTTAAAAGTAGTGGCTACTATATTATTTGTGCCTTGCTGCGGATCGTTTGCGGAGTAACCAGTACAAGTAAAATCTTCCCATTCAATATTATCCACTTCCACATATTCAGTTACAACTTCCTTTACAATCCTGTCCACATACCTAACCTCTACTTTGGGGTAGTTATCCAAATAGTAGAATATAATTACCCCCACTATCAGGGTTAGAATTATAAGCAGTGCTATGGTTCTTTGTATTAGAATTAATTTATGGTTCATTTTCCCTCTCAAAAATAATGTTATATCTTTTACCACCTACAGTATGGATTCTCATATAAAAATCTATGCCAAAAGTTTCTTAATATGTTTAGTATATGTTTTAGATGTTTCATTTAGACCTCGGTTTATAATATTCACACCAATAATCACCTATTTTAAGTCTCAAATTCTTGCTTACATTGGTTTCTTCTTCTACTTTTTTACTACAAGATTTTTTAATATCTTCTTTGGTTGCTTTCTTATCTACGTTTGAGGCGTATCCCCAACAATAACCAAAACAATCATTTTCAAAAGGGTAATCACACCAGCCATATTTATTTTTATATTTTTTATAAGGCATTACTTCAACCTCCTCCCCGCATAAATAATAATAATTAAAAATGCTATTAATTTTACCATTTTTTCAAAATACTTCTTTTTTAAAATCTGGTTCATATTTGTTTTTTAATTTAATATATTTTCCTGACCAATATTTGCATTGCTTATTTAATCTAATAATTTCATCAATTAATGTGGCGAAGTTTTTATTACTTAATATCCTATGAGTAATCTTATCACCATTTTTCAATTCTATTTCTTCAAGTGTGGAATTATTTACTACAAAATCAATTACTTTTTTTAATTCATCTTTTATCATTTAATTAACTCCGTCTGATAGTAAGTATTTGCTAATCTTTTATTTGCTATATCTACATAATCGGGATTTATTTCTATGCCTATAAAATTTCTATCTAATAATTTGCAAGCTACTGCCGTTGTACCCGAACCTATAAAGGGGTCAAAAATTATATCGTTTTCGTTACTAAAATCTTCTAAAATTCTTTGAAATAATCCGGTAGGTTTCTGGGTAGGGTGATAAATCTTATCTTTACTATCTCTTATAAATCCCTGTTGTTTAAATAAGTATTTTTTTATTGGCTTTTTAAAACTTGTCCAGATTAATTCACAATCGGCAAAGGGGTTTTTGAAAGCTATATCGCCTTTTTTATCCCACACTAACCAGCAATTAGATATGGGTAAATTGAAATAATTGCCGCCGAATATAATCTGGTTTCTACTTATTCTGAATATTTCATTAAACACATCCGCTATTGGGATTACGCTGTCCCAATTATCGGCGTATCTTCTATTTTTAGAAGAACCAAACCCACCTGTTCCTTTATCACTTTTCTTTCCATAGGGCGGGTCGGTTAATATCAAATCAATACTTTTATTATCAATTTCTTTCATTATCTCTAAGCAATCCCCACAATATATTTTATTTAGTTCTAACATTTATTCCACTTAAAGTAAGTTGTTTATTTATCTTCATTTCCTTTTAATATTTTAATTACTTTTTCAAGTTCAACTATATAACGCTTTACTATTTCCTTATCTTTTGGATTTCTAATATGTCCATCTGTTTTAAGCCTTCGCAAACTCTTTTTACATAACATATCAACGATTACTTTCGAAAAATGCTTTTGCAAATCCTGGTGGAGTTATGCTTCTCAATGCACTTCTGTTTTTTGATGGTGACATATAGTGTATTGGATTTTTGCCAATAGGTTCTATAGGATTCTTCTTTGGTATATTGAAATTACCCCACAGACAGGTTTTCTTTGTCCAGGGGTCACCGTAATCACAGGGGTTAAAATACATTTTGGGTTTACCAAGATAATTTACTAATCTTCCTACTGGATTTTCAAGACACCAAAATACAGGATTTGAAATTACTACAATTCTCAAGCAGGCATCTACTAAAGCCAAGGCTTCAAGTAATGCTTCTGAACCCTTGTTTACCCACCATCTAGCACCACTACCAGCAAGATTGGTACAAACTGGTGCAGCTAATATTCCATAAATGTTTTCATTGGATTTTGGTTTATATAATCTTACATCATAGCCAAATATAATATCCAGTATCCTTACATCATATCCATTATCAGAATAGTCTTTACTCCAGTTACCTTTTGCACCGCATAAATCTATTATGATTTTATTTGAGTTATCCATTTATTTCCCCACTGTCAATTTTCTTATGATAATTCCACCATAAATTATCTGCGTGTAAAATTAACTTGCCTGAAATAATATGTAATAAATCAATTATTAAATTTATTGGTACTGTATAAATTCTTAATAAAATATATTTCATTTTATTTCCTCACTCATTCCGGTAATAATGAACAAAGTTCATTAATCATAATTCCAAAACCTGCTTGCCCAATAACCCTATAGGCAACCTTTGCTCCATTTTTAAGTTCCAATTCTTCTATGGCTGATGTTTGCAATATTATTTTCTCAACCTTCCCCCTATCCAATGTTTGTAATTTTTGTAATACCTCTTCGGCAAATGCTTTATAATCGTGTTCTGGAATATTATAGCCGTGGAATGTTAACAATCTTCTTAATTCCTCAATTATAATTTGCTTATTTTTTGTATCTCTTTCATTTTTCTCCCCAAAAATTATCCTACTTTGTAAATCAACTTCCTCTAATTGAATTTTCTTATACAAATAGAGCTTAAAATCTTTTAAATATAATATGAATTCTTTAATTAATATAATTAATAATCTTATAAATCTAATCATTTATTTGTCCCTCCTTATATGGACTAAATCTATTTAAAATAAATCTTATTGTTTCGGCATATTGTTCTTGATTAATTTTTGGATAGGTTTTTTTTATTTTTTTCCAACCCCTGTCTACCATTTTTTCAAGAATATCAGCATATTCATCTCCTATAATTATTCCCTTGTCTGTTTTCCAAAAACCCATTTTTCCCCCTTAAATTAATTGTAATTGTTTATTTTCATATCATCTGTAACATTTTCTTTTTCAAGTTCAGCTAATTTATATGTTTTCATTGGTTGTCCTTTCTGGGTAATTTTCTCATTCGTTGCTTAAATCGTTTTTCAAACAATTTATCAATGATAGGTTCATTAATATCAAAATTAAATTGTAGACTAATCCCGTCTTTTGTTTCCTTCGTTATGTAATCTAAATAAATATCTGGTATTGTGTTTTTAGTTTTCATTTATCCTCACTTTCTTTCAATATTTTAATCGGGCAGCACTTTGGAATTAGCGTTTTTGACCCCTTTAAGTTTTTCCTATTATATTTAATGTTTTTATGCTCCTTTCAAATAGAAAGTTGATAATTAGTGCTGCCCTTATACTTTTAATTTACCTTGTTCACTTTCTGCAAAATCATCGGCTATTTTTTCTTGTTCTTTCATTTCTCTTTCATAATCTCCCTCAAAACCAGCTTGCGCTGCTTCTGCTTCCACTTCTTGCTCATCTAACTTTTCTTTTAGATAGGCCATAACTTTATCAAACTGTTTTCTGGTCAGCTCTTTAGATGATTCTTTTATTTTGTAGTTTTGAATTAAATAAATTTTAAATTCTTCTTTTGTATAACCTAACTTGGAAACCTTTTTCCACATATCTTTTAGTTCGTCTATTGTTACCTTAATTGATTCAACCAAACTTTTTTTATGCAGGTCTTCTTCAATGTCTTTTTCTTCCGGTCGCTCAGGTTTTTCAAGTTCAAGTATCTGACCAGTTTTAGCTTCCAAAGCTTTCTTTAGTTGTGGGATATCAGCTTCAAGGCGCAGTACCCAAACAATTTTTTTCTTACCATCAGGGTTTACTTCCTGTGAAATTACATCTAAGAAAAATGGGAGCATTGAAAGTCTGCCTCCAGTTAATTTTTTAGCATACTCAATGCCACCGTTAATATTAAGGATTGAATTATAGCTAGATGTATCTAATTGATAGACTCCAAACCGGTTTACTCCACGAATCATAAGATACAAGTTTCCTATTTGCTTGCACTTATTCTTTTTGTAGTACTCGCATTCCCGACCCGGACATTCTATTTCCTCAAATTCTCCCGTATCTGTATTTACACAATTGGCTACCTCTCCATCTCCCTTACAGACAAGTCCCGTACTTTTTCCATAACGCTTATAGTACTGTGGAAATACTTCCTCCAAATTGTCGGAGTGAAAAGCAATGTTAAGTCTTTTAGGTTGATCTCCGTAGACTGCCCTTACCTCAATAGGACAGACAAAATAATCCGTAGCCTTAGGATATTCACTTTTACTTCCTTTTACTTTTACTCCAAGATGAATTTTACCCAGTCTTGGAATCCGTCCTCTTCCTTGAAAATCTTTTATTGGCATAATTTATTCTCCTTTATTATTTCTTTATGATAATTAAGATGTTCTATGTTGTTGGCAAATAACATTAAATTTTCTGGCTTATTATTTGAAACATTACCATCAATATGATGTACTATTTCTTTTGGTTTGAGATATCTACCTAAAATTTTTTCCATTACCAATCTATGTTCCATTACATAACCTTTATGATCTCCATTGGGATGTCTTCTATTTTTTATTTGAATATAACCCATTTGATGTATTGTTTTACCACCCTTCCAATGATTTGCTTTTTCGTGTATTCTCCCCTTCATTATTTTCGCTAAATTAGGTTTTTTAACTCCACAACAAGCATCGCTTATTTTTTTACATATTTCTTTTGATACTGGCATACCTTTATTTGTTGGAGGCAAACCTATTCTTGCTGTTCTCATCTTTTTTAAAACTTCTTCGCTATATACTCCTTTTTTACCTTTATTCCACGGGGTTCTACCAGACATTTTCTTTCTGACTTCCTTAGTTCTTTTAGTTCCTTTTTCAGCAATTTCAAAACATCTTCGACAACAATATTTTCTTTTATTGCTTATATAATTTTGGAATATTTTTCCACAAACTTGGCAGGTTATTTCAATTTTTCTTTTCCCATATTTCATTCCTAAATTATCCCTCCTGTCTTATTAGCCTTTATTTGTTTTTGTAAATAATAGATATCCACGCACCTTAAAAATAATTGAAATTCGACTTCTAAATTTTCTGCTGAAATGGATTTAACTTGGAAACTATCATTTTCGCTTTTGGGAATATTTAAGATTATTACTTTTTTAACCTCATATTTCTGTTCGATTATTAAATTGAGGTAAGCTGCTAATTGTATAAAGTGTTCATCATATAAATTTGACCCTGTTTTAAAATCCGTTAAAGTAGGTTCGTTATCTACCAATCCATATAAATCGGGAGTGCCACCATATTGATATTTTTCAGAAACCAGTGGAGTTTCGACTAAAATTGTTTTTAATTTTCTTGGTCTTGCCCATTCAAAAAAACTCAACAGGCTATTATCAGTAAGTTTCCATACTTCAGGGGATATATTGCAATTATCAATTTCATATCCTAAAAAATAAGCCATTATTCTTGCATGGATTATGGTCCCAACATTGGCAGCCTTATCCCTGGATTCATAAAGTTCTAAACCATCCCTACCTCGTTTATAAGCCCAGGGTATAAGAGCTGGTTTTGAAAGTATATTAAGTGCAGTGGTAGTACCCACTATTTTCTGCTCTTTAGAATTCTTATAAATAATATGCGGTTCATTAAAATTTATTTTTACTTTTTTGAGTTCTTTTGTCTTTCCCATTTTTATTCAACCTTTCCGCCCGCTCTTTTAACTTCATCAATGTAATCCTGCTTTTCCCTTAACATATCAAATTTAGATAAATCCTCCTCACAACCATAAGCATTTACAATTTTACTATTAAGCCTGCATTTCCAATTTCCCCTAAAATCAATATACTGGAATGGACATTCCTTACATTTATTCATTATTTCTCCCTTCTCATATTAAGCACCAGCCACGGCATTTACCTGATTTATTATATGGGCAACTCTTTTTCTTTTTGGCACATCTGTTATTAACTTTTTTAATTCTGTTATTTCCATATTCTTTGAAGAAGTTATCTATTCTTTTTTGTATTTCAGTTAATGCCATCTAATTCCCCTTTCCCTCTGTTAATTGAAACCTACTATCTATCATTTTTTCGTATAAAGTTCTGCCATCTTTCATCGTCATATAAGGCAGAAATATCTGTTCCATTTGAACCATCTCTGTTTCTAAAATTGCCATTTGTGCCTTAACCCAATAAAGAATTATTCTCCAAGAAACTCTTAGGGCTTGATGCTCATTTACAAACCCTGCCGATATTGTTTTTTCCTCATGTTGTTGTTTTAAAATTTTATAAACTGGTTCTGGATTACAGGGGAGTTGTATTGCCATATCTCCATGTTGTGTACTTACCATAAAAGATAAGGATTTAATTTTTCCTTCACCGTCATAATCAGATAGTATGGATTTAGCACCGTGAGAAGTTAATACCTCTTGAATTTCAGCCACGGTTTTTTGCGGTTCTATTTTAGTTGTATATGTAAATAATCCTTTTTTACTCATTTTCATACCCCCCGCACTCCTCAGTTGGATCTTCCAGGTTGCAATTAGAACAAGCTAGATTTTTACAGTTTTCATCTATGCAGGTATTGCATAAACATCTATCACATACTTTTAGTATTGTTTTCATTTTAATAACTCTGGATTTTTATATATATTGCCGATGATTTCTAAAAATTTGAATTGACCTAGTCTTTTAAATCCATAATCTTTTGTTTCCACCCCAAACATTCCATCTTTAAAAATTACTAAATAATTAAAGTTAGCCATTTCGATAATTTCCCCAATATCTCCCTCATAAATTTCCTTACAATTTTTATCTTTTAATCCTGTATATTGCATAGGTTTAGACCAATGATTTGCTATATCTTTAAAATCAGAAAATCTTATACACTCATCTTCTTTGAAATATCTCATACAATTATTTAATTTATCCCAAGCTCTAAATTTAATTTCTCTCATTTTATTAACCTCTTTCCTATTTCAGTAATTACATTTGTTGTAACAGCATTGCCAAGCATTTTATATCTCTGTGTATCACTTACTCCCCCTGTCCAGTTATCTGGGAATCCCTGTAATCTTTCACATTCTATTGGGGTTAAACGCCTTATAGATAATCCCTTAAATCCAATTTCTGGAGTTCTACCACTTCTTAAACAACTTCGATTATCTCTTCCGTCTCTCATTATCATTGTCCTCTGTCCGTGGTTAAGCCACCCTTTATAATAATTGCTGTCAATGGCGTGGACGATTTGTCTATTAATTTCTGAATATGTGTTATTTGTTTCTCCGATAGGAAATACTTCCGGTCTACATTCTCCTCTAAGATGTCCGACAATGAACACCCTTTCCCTATTCTGTGGGACTCCGAAATCCTTGCTGTTAAGCACCTGCCATTGAACGTCATACCCCAATTCATAAAGGGTATAGATAATGGTTCTAAATGTTGTTCCATTATCATGTGAAAGCAACCCTTTGACATTTTCAAGTAGAAAATATCCAGGCTTTTTATGATGTAGTATTCTTGCAATGTCAAAAAAGAGAGTACCTCGTGTATCTTCAAATCCTTTCCGTTTGCCAGCAATCGAGAAAGCTTGGCAAGGGAATCCACTTGTGAGCAAATCGTGGTCGGGGATTTCATCAACGTCAACTGTTGTGATATCTCTTGTGTCTGGTTTTTCCCTAAAGTTTTTTTCATAGATTTTTGCTGCGTATTTATCCCATTCATTGGCATAGACACAAGTAAGTGTTCTATTGTTTGGGTTGCTGTTAAATTGTTTGCAATATCGTCTTGTCTTATTTTCAATTCCTTGCCCCTGCGTGGACTCCAATCTTTGCCCCGCCTCTTCATTTTTTTTCGTATTTGTTTGGCCTCTTCCGTCCTGGTTTCTGTCAACGCTTTCCAATCCATATCTAAATCCCCCAATACCTGCAAATAATTCTATAAATCTAATTTCTCTTATTTCAAACTCCTATAATCTCTTATTTCCATTTTATATTGGCAAGGGCAGAATACTCCTAAACCACCCTTGCCTTTTGCCAAGAAAGGAGGTGATTCCTGCTGTGGCAAATTAATATTTTATTTATTTTCATGCCATTCCCTTAAATAAGCACGGTTCATTTCTTTTATCTCTTTTATAATTGCTCTTAATATTTGTTTTAGTTTATTCATTGTTATTTATTATTTTTTATAATTTCCAAATCCTTATCTTTATATAAATCAATAACTAAACAATTTAAAATTCTCGCTATTTTTAGCAAGGTATCCATTGAGGGCAAAACTTTTCCTGTTTCTATATGTGACATTAAACTTCTATTGATTTTCAACTTATTAGCCAGTTCTTGTTGGCTAATTCCTCTTTCGTCTCGTAATGTTTGAATCATTAATTTTTCTTTCATTTAAGCCCTTATGTTCTTTTTAAACATAATTCTATAAATAGTATGTTTACGTTCACCAGAGAACTGTTAACAATATGTTAACTGCGTCTCCGATTAAATTAGGTCGATACATCAAATCCTTTTCTCTGTATCCTTCTTTGCAATCCATATATTTCTTTTGCTATCTTTTTAAATTTGTAAAACAGTATCCTTTTCCTTAACCAGCTTTTAAATTTATACATTCTTACTCCTCATTAATAATTACAATCTATATAATTTCTGATAATTGTTTTTCTAACCATTCTTTTTTCCCGGGAATTCTAAGCCAGTAATAAATAGTACCCTTTGAAACCCCAAATCTATTTGCTATTACTCTTACCGGTATATCGTATTTAAGAACATATTTGGTAGGCCTACCCTTCACTGATTTACCCCCACTATTACAATGCAATGGATCGTGACAATTTCTACACAAAGCTATTAAATTATCTATAGAATGATTACTCTTATCTCCATCTATGTGATGAACTAGGTTTGCAGGTTTACCACAAATTTCACACTTGCCTTTTGATTTTTTTAAAACTTCAATTCTTCTTTTCTTTAATAAGATATGGTTAGGATATTCAGAAACCCCATTATTCCAGCGAGGATTACCTTCTCCTGTCATTATTTTTTTGTGCATTTCTCTTAAATCTTTACGCATTAGTTTTAATTTATTATATTAATATCTTTATTCTCTTTATATTTCGCCTTCGTTAAAAAATAATTTATCAATTGGAATATTTAGATATACTGATATAAGTTTAATATATTTTCTACGTGGATAATTTTTACCTTGTGTCCAGTTATTGACACGTTGAGGACTTACATTTAATTGTCTTGCAAGCTCAGCTTTTGTAATGCGTTTCTGATATAAAATTTCATTTAAATTATTCATATTTCTCATTATAAAGGTTATTTTTAGATTGTCAATAGAAATTTTATTTAATTAGAAAAACTTTTTGACAATATAAACAACAAATTTTAGGGCAAAAAAAATAGGGTAGCAATATACCAATAATTAATATTGATATACCACTACCCAAATTGGTGGACGTGGTGATGAATCGAACATCACGTTGACTAGACTAACCGAACGTGAAACACATTCCAAAATTAACCTGCCCGAACCTGGACACGCCCCATATACGCAAAAGATTACCACTCTATTTTATTAAACTTACTAAGTCTTCTTATAAATATCATATAACCCGCTTGCAACTAATCCTACTGCGACAAAGCCCTTAACAACATCTGGTGCATACAAACCAATAGCATAAATTACAGCGCCTACCCCAGCGGATATGAGCAGATACCACTGCCCCAAGCTTTCACCGGTAGCTTTCTTTATTACATTTACTATCGCAACAGTTATAATTACAAGTACGGCAATATCTAAAAAATCTATGTTAAACATTATTCACCTCCCTAGCATTTACTAAATCCACATATAATACAATAAGGGCAGTTACCCCCATTTTGTAATTCTGCCTTACAACGTGGACAAATATTTTCGTCTATCAACTTATTAATTTCTGATGTATCCATTTTACATAAATTATAGTCCCTCATTCTTTCTGTTAAATCTTCATTCAATTTATTAATTTCTTGTGGGGTTATATTTTTTATTGTCAATTTATTTATCCTTTCTAATTGGTCAAAAACGTTTACACTTATTAAAATGTGTCTATGATTTAATCCCATAATTTTAAAGTTTCTTCCTCTAATAGTTCACGTAGCCTATCCCTTACCTTACTGGCAAATTCTTGTTCTTCTGGAGTATTTTTATATGAGTTATATTTGATTATATTCCTTAGCCAGTTATCCAGGTCTTGCAATAAGTATCTATACTTGTTGCCATTTATGGCATTATAATATTCTTCCTGCTCTGTTGCGGTATCAAATTCTAATTTTAATTTTGGCATAATTTATTATCCTTGTTCACAACTAGTGAACAACTTTAATTAGTGGACAGATTTATAGTTGTAAACTTGTTTCATTAAATCCCGATATTTCAACGTTTGTTGAAACAGGTATATTTTATGGTTATATAACTATGTTTTATGGTTATTATAACTTTTGATTACACTTGTCATTAAACTTGATTACATAAAACTTTTTGAAAGAGAACGCATTTCAGATTTTAAGCAGTCATAACATTGTTCAAGAGCAAGTACATCTTTGGTACAGTGTTTTACCAATTCATCAATCTATATGGAAACATGAATATCTTTCTTATATCCATAAAGTCTTATTCTGGGACTTCCCGTTTTAGCAGGTCTATATTTCTTTTCTAAAGCATAACCACCATAATCTAACCAACTAGATGAACTTGCAAAAGTTTGTACTGTAGTTTTCATTTGGTTATTTCTACTATCTACTATGACGGGTTCTAATTTAAAAGTTAGCATATCATGAAAATGAGCTTGAATATATAAATCACAATTTTTAACTATTTCAGATAATCCCATTAATTTATTTATCTTTCCCGCCAGAGTGGTAGCACCACCAGTACCATGAGCTACATAAAAAGAATATACTGCTGGTTTATCCTGTTTACCATTAATTCTACCAAACCTAACAACTCCAGTATAATCTCCAAAATGATATTTATCTTCTATTCCTAAAAACTTGCAAATATCAAATACAACTTCGTCTGTAGTTTCATTAAAAATATGATTATCGTGATTGCCCGGAATAACCATATCTATTTGTGAAATAATAGGTCTAAGCAATTCTTCTGCTTTTAACTTAGCATCTTTAAGTGAGTATTCCGCTTCGTGCATATTCCCAGGAGTACCATCAAGAATTGCATCTAATATATCCCCCAATACCCAAGCACGTCTACTATTCTTTTCAGCTATCCATTTAACATAACCTTTAAATTTATTTTCATTAAAATATCTTGAACCTATATGCATACAGGAAAGTGGAATAATATCTAACTTTTCCCAATCTTTACTATAATCAAGTTCTATATACTTTATTGTTTTTATTTTACCGTGTATCTCAGGGAAGTCTTTTATTATTTTAATAATAGCCTCCTTGTTAGATTAATATTTACCATATATTATGGTTATTTAACCAATTTGTATGGTAATTTATCGGTAATTTCTCGGTAAGTTGTCCCCCGCTTTTTGTTCACGCAGAAGCGGGATAAACTGCTACATAGTCGACGGTTTTTGTCGGAGACCGACGGGAATTGAGAATTACAGCCACCGGTTAGTTGCAATTCAGCCGACAACCCTATGGATAATTATCTTTATATTCGACAACCATTTCTCATGGTTACGCTTTGCCTGTCAATTCAGAAATATAAAGCCATAGCTACCCGAAGCAGTACGTCTACCGCCAATTGCCCCGTCGGGCAAACTTAATAATGAAATTCTGCTATTACCCTATCCTTAACATATTCGTTATATATCTTAGAATGTCTATTATCTAGTTTTAAATATATCTTTAATGATATACGCTTTATGAAGTTTAATATTTTTTGTTTTAGCATTATTTCGTTTTCTCTAATTTCTCTTTAAATTCTCTGCACTCATCACTCATAACGTTTCCATTTTGTGCCATTATTATAAGAAGCTCTGTTGCAAGCCTAGAATTGATTTCAATTAACATTGTCTAATTTCTTCCTTAAATTCTGTACTATAAAAGCTTTATTTATACCTGCCACCGGGCTTGTTGCATATTTGACATTAACTCCCTTTTCATTATTTCCATTGTAATATTTGCCTTCTTCAATAAGATATTTATCTACCCACCACTTTGTCCAGGTATCTATGCAGTCGGGAAAATCTTTAAACTTACCTGCACTAGCATAAGGAGAGCCATCATAAGCCTTAAAACCATAAAGATTATTTTTCATACGTGCTATAAATGAAGTACCACTTGCAGATTCCAAAACAGCATGGGCTATATTATGCAGTACATTTATATCATAGAAATTTTGAGCATCTATAAAGGCCCATGACAGACCGGATAGTTTCCGGGTAAGACAATATTTTTCAAGTTCACAGCAATCTATATTTTCAATATTTCCCAGTATTGGTTCAAACACTTCTGGACAATAATTATCCTTATCAAATAATTCTATTCTGCCTTTTGTTATCGGACCAATGACACCATCGGCTTTTATTCCAGTATGCCTCTGAAAATCCTGTACTATGATTTTATGATAGCTAAAAATATATTTATATCCTAAAGAATTAAAATAATTGGAGTAATCCATTATAATCCCCTATTCATAATTAATAATTTACATTAATAGTAAATATCTTTTTCTTGGGTATTTTTGTCCAAAATCCTACACATTGAAAATATTCCCAATTATCATAATCATCACCTTTATTGATTTTCCATTTCTGTTTTCCTCTTTTATTTTTCTTATCATATTCCGTGCATTGTTCCGTATAGATATCCCATTCTAAAAAGTCTTTACCATATTCTTTTTTACATCTTTTTATTTCTTCTAATAGGTCTTTTACTTTCATTTCAATTTATCCCTTAAAGTTGAAATATAATAATAATCTATTTCAAGTTTATTCATAAGACATATAAATTATTAAGTTCCTCATCCATTTACGAGGGTCAGAGCTTTCATTAATTAATTTCATCGTGGTATTTTCTCCAACTATCCCATCAACTTTTAATTCTTTTTCTTCCTGATAATCCCTGATTTGCTTGTCCGTCATTGAGCCTAGCTTGCCATCTATCCCACCAGGATTTGGCACTTTATAATCGTTAAGCAGAATATCCTGTAACCACTTAACTTGTTGTCCTTTTCTTGTATTATTTAATCCTAATAGTTTTAATTCCATATCTTCCTCCTCAATTATTGGTTCAACTATATTCGGTATCGGTGCTTTCTCTTTCATTAATTGCTTATAATTATTCCAGTAAGGACTCCGCACTTTCCCATTATAAATAAAAGAAAGCCATCTATATTTATCCTCATTAGATAGTCCTATAAAGACTACTGGAAAATGTATACAGCCTATTTTCTCAGCATAACGTAACTGCATTAATAAAGTTTTATATCCACTTTCTTTTGCAACATTACTGTAATTTGCTTCCGTACAATCAAGTATTTTTTTATGAGATGTAGCCCAATTAAGTGCCAGGTTTGTCCATTTAGAACAATCACTTTCTTTTAGGCAACTTCCCTGTATATGTATATCAAGTACATCAAAATTAGAATGATTTAAGATATATTCATACATATTGCCTTTAGCCTGGGAAAGCAAGAATTCCTCATTACCTGCTCCTACTAAAAATCTATTCTTAACCTGGCTATGTGCTATATTAATTAGATGAGCATATTTCTCTTTAGTCAGTCTTTTCATAGGCTCATTTATAAGAGATAATCTGCAATTATGCGTATTAGCTCCCAAAGAGATAAGTTTTTGTACTACATTCTCTACCCTGTGTCGCCACTGCTCATCGGTGGGATTATATCCAGACTCCCAGCAGATATTGAAAATTAGATATATACCGTTATTTAGTGCTTTTTGTGTAATCCCCCAGCAGTCGCTTATCCTATAAGGATATTGTCTTGTTTCTACAATGTGGCAATCTAAGGTAAATCTATCCTGGAATATAGCTCCTGAAGCTCCCATTTTTATAGACATACTATAAACCTTCTACAAATCTTTGAATAAAAAATGCACCTACCCCAAAAATAAGGGCAGCAAAACTAAGACCAATAGCTATAAATACCTTGTTTATTATTGACCTATTTGACTTTGCCAATTCAGTTGTAGAATTTAGAGTTCCATTCATTAATTTCAATTCAACCGCTATATCTACGATAATGTCTTTCATATTTTTCTTATGTAAATCTTCCCGTAATTTATCGATATTTATTGCCATTATTTTTCCTCCGCTTCCCTTATGCCTGCCTTGTCGTTTTTGTTCATTTATAAAATCTCCATATTCCAAAATTAAAATTGTTCCTATAAATAAAAGACCTCCTAAAATTAAGAGGCTAAAAATATATATAAAATTGCATTTATAATTTTATGCTATGTTACAAAGCAATAATCTTCATCTTCTTCTATCAATATACTTGCTGATATTAATGATCTAACATAATCTGTACCTAATTGCGGAGCCATTTCCACCCATGCATCAATCCCATTCCATTTAAGTAATTGTCCAGTATCCGTACATCCATATAATTCATTATTATGTTCTATTATTTGAAATACATACGAAACCGAATCAAATTTAGGAGCAACCTCTATCCACGCATCTACCCCATTCCATTCCAGTAGTTTTCCGTTAGGAGAGGTACTTGCATAGAGTTTGTCATTATATTCTTCTAAATATTCAATTGATTCTCCTATTGAGTCAGCAACCTCTATCCATGCATTAATATTATTCCATTTATATAACGCTCCATTACTTGCTCCGCCATAAAGAGAACCATTAAATGCCTTCAATCCCCAAATATTGTAAGCACCCAATGAAGCTACTTCTACCCATGCATCTACCCCATTCCACTCAAGCAATACTCCATGAGCGGAATTTTCTCCTGCATAGAGTTTGCCATTATATTCTACTAAACAATATTACATAAGGCTGCAAAGTATCTGCAACTTTAACCCACGCATTAGACCCATTCCATTCTTGTAATTCTCCTCCAGCATATCCTACACCATAGATTTTATTGTTAAAAATTTCCAGATTGTATATTCTTGACAAAATTAATTCATTAGCTCTTGTTATCCATGTATCTACTCCATTCCATTCCAGCAGTTTTCCGCTAAAGGCAGTGCTTCCATAAATCTTTCCATTAAATAATATCAAGTCAAATATCCAATCCTCACCTATATTACCGGCAACCTCTATCCAAGCATTTATCCCATTCCATTCATATAGTTTTCCATGAGCTACTGTCCCACCATAAATTTTATATGCCATTATCTACACCTCAGTGCTGCTACTACTCTTTCCGCAACACCATCTGTATCAAGAATATCTACATTTAATAAATCACCATAGGCTACAGGAAAATCAACAGCTATTGAAGCCCCTGCTCCAACTTCTCCTTCTCCTGGTGCCACATATTCTCCAAATGGAATTGTAACTTCTCCAACATTAATTCCATTTTGATTCATTCTAATAATTACATCACTAATAGTTGGTTTCCACGCACAATAACACCAAATCTCATAAGCCGTACCAGCACTATCAACATGTACTATTGGTCCTTGATAATAACCAATTTTTAATATACCCCCTATATACATTATCCAAGTTCTAGGCAATCCTGTTGGTATATCTCTAGGAAAAGTTACATCTCTTATATCTAATGCTCTATAATCATTGCTAAAGGTTATATTTTTAATAGCTTGCCGTAATTCACTAATCGGCTCTACTATTGATTTAAATTTATCAGCAAGTTCTGTAATCTGATATCTGGGATCTGTTAAATCCTTTGCTATCTTTTTAACCCTTACATCTACATTTATATCTAAATCAACATTATAAACCCTTAAAGTGTCGCCTAAATTTATAATCTCATCTGCCCATTTTGGAATTATAGTTGTATTCCAGGTATTTATCTTATATCGATAAATGGGATTATCATACAAATTTAAATAAGCCTGGCCATAGTTCATTAAAACAGTCTTATCTGCAATATTAGTATACAGAGGATATGGTTTAATGTTTTTATAATCTGAAATATGGGGACTATCAAGATAAGGTTTTCCAGTTGGATTTACTGACTCTATTGTAATGTCATCTTTGCCAAATAAATACAGCCTTGTTATAAGTTTTGTAGGATCTCTTTCTCTTTCTATATAATCACTATTTTTATCACATCTAATCTGCAATTTTGTAACAGTGCCAATTTGTTGTTTTAAATCTACAATCCTTGAAAATGAATCATCTTGTTGTTTGATAGCATGAAAATCTATTTCTCCATTAAATTCTTTTGCTATTAGATTTATTGCTGCTAATGCTGTTATCATTTTATTACTTTTTACATTTCCAGTTCCTTCTATATCTGATGTTCCTGCGGACCAAGTAGTTCCAGATAAAATACTAGCCAATGCTACAATACAAGTTATTCCATTATATTCAAATGGTGCAACAAGAAAATCATTAAGTTCAGTCATAACGTGGTCTAATTTTACCTTAAATATCAGGCCATTTTTATCCTCTATTTCATTTATTTTTCTGGCTATAAATAATTCTTTTTCAAATTCAATGTAGCATTCTTCCTGTATATAATCATTCTTTTCAATTTCCAGCTCAGCATGCCATAAGCCATTTATTTCTTTGGTATATATCAGACTTATTGGTTTGGTAATACTTAATATATTTGGTTCTGCCATTATTTTTTATCTCTTATTAAAATTATTACTCGTTTTAAATTAGCAGGATAATGAAAAACTTTATAATAAGCTTCTACTCCACTGCCAGAATCTATAAATATGGGTATCCAGTCTCTTAAAAATATGTCTATTCCTACCCCACTATCAGCAAATTCCCTTAATTTATTAGCTATCCAGGATTCTGCACCACTGCCAGAATCTTCAAGAAGTAGAACTTTATCAACTAATAAATTTTCTAAGCCACTACCGCTATCTGAAAAATCAATAAAAATTACTTGGGGAAGTACCCATTTATCTGTCCCCTCTCCACTATCTATAATTGATAGAATTTTATCTGCTAATAATATCTCTGCACCTTCTCCAATATCCTCAAAGAGTTTTTCTTCTGGCCCTGCTATTGTATATATACAGTAAATAGACCATCTTGTTGTACTCCAATTATCATGAGTCCAAGAAGCGGGTAGTGTAGATAAGTTATCAATAGAACGATTATCACCAGTTCCTGAGTCATAATATAAATTACCATTACCATTACCAACAGCTACTCCATAAATTACACCATTAGATAAGGATTGTGATTGACCTCCTACCGAATACCAATCCATAACATTACTTAGATTAACTGTAACTTCAGTAGCAAGCCTATTTTTAGGTGTAGTTTCAATATTATAGATAGCCATATCAAAACTTTTGTCCGCTCCTTTACCATATAAAAAAAAAGTAGTTACAGTATCTCCTGTTGTAGCTGTATGAACAAAATTAGCACCAGCCATACATATACAGTTGCCTAATGCGTATGGAGATGAACCTGCACCTGTATATCCAAAAGTCAAACCTGCTGCATGCTTTATTGGATAAACTGCTTTATCCAAAAAGTCTTGAGGAATAGTTATTGATAAAATTCCTTTATTTATATCAATATTTAATTCCCCCCAAACTTCTGTTCCCATTGAATCAATTATTTTTGGTCTAAAAATATGCCCAACTTTTCCACATTTATATTCCTTACCACCAACATAATTTATCTTATTTTTAGAAGCATAAACTGCATAAGAACCAACAATATTATCGGGTCTATTTGCTCCTCCATCTTTTTCTTTCTGAGTAAGCTCTGGTTGATAAAAGAAATCTAAACCCTTAGTTTGCAGAGTAAACTCTATTTTATTGGTTGTTGGTTTTTCTTCTAGGATAACTTCAAATTCATAGCCACCTTCACCTTCGGAGAAATCATAAAAATTAGCCTTAATCTTTCCTTTAGACCATACTATTTTATCTTGGGAAGTTATTATTGTTTCAGTTGCAACTTTATCATCTTTTAATCTAAATGATAGATTTACTTCATTATCCCAACGCATTATTTTAATTTGGGGTTGAAACTTTGTAGTATCTTTGCTATCTCCTATTTCGGTCTGGATTAAATCTTTAGGATTATCTTTAGGTTTATAGGAAAAAGAGTTAGTTATCCTATCTACACGATATTTATTTGCTATTAATTTTGATATTTTACTTGCTATCTTAGCCATTTAATTTAATTCCTTTATGATAAAGTTATTTCTAGTTTAGCTGTCCAAACTTCGCCTTCTGTTTTTGTACCCTTATCAGCTACTACTCTGTTCATGAGAGTAGGAGTCTCATTTCTTGCTCCGCATTCTTGCCAATGAAAATTAGCATCACTTGAACCAAATTCTGCCTGAAAAGTAACTTTCTGATTTGATACCTGCGGATATGTAGCTTCCATTGCTTTCCAAGTTCCATCAGCAAGTAAATCTGATTGTGTAGCATTAGCAGCAGTATTGTCACTTCCAACTCCAAGCTCTGCATTTGAATTATCAAAATGTAATGCACTTTCTCCAATAATAAGATTCCACATTAAAGTCATACCAGCATTTAATAAACAATTTCCTGCATCAAATTCTTCTACGGTTCTTTCATAATGCTTTTTCTTCTTATAATCTGCTTCGTTTTTGTATTTAGTTATAGTTAAGACTTCAACTAGTTTGCCTTTTTCTTCCATCTTTCCTCCTTATAAATAAATTTTTCTAAAATTAATATTCACATCGACATCTAAAGTTGCATCATCTGTTCCAACTTCCATTAAGTTATTTCCAATTTTAAGCAATATAAATTCTCCTTTTCCATCTCCACCATCTCCAAATCCTGCTGGCGAATTTACATCATTTAACCTAATTGATAAATTCTTGCTACTAATTACCAGAACATCTGTAGCTACAAAAGACTTTGATATATCAAACCTACATCCATCTACAGTTGTATTACGCAGGTAAATATGAGTCTGAACCTGGTTAAATGTAATAGTGCAAACAGGATAAGCCCAGTACTGACCATTATTTGCGATTGTCCATTGATGACCTTTTGTTGCATTATATTGGGTATCATTGTCTGGTGTAATTGCATAACCAAAGGGGTCGTTGCAGGTAAAGGGTAAGTCTATTAATGCATAATTATCTTTTTCATCAATTATATCATATTCCAAATATTGGCAATTCCAATATCTATCATTTGCATTGGATAAAATTAACTGCTGATCTTCATCAGAGTAAAGAAATACCGATAATTCATCCAACTTCGATTTTAAATCATCATAATCGGTACACTTCATAAATCCCTTTAAAGTTAATTGATTTGATACAAACTTCTTGCTTAACTGTATAAGTCCTGGCATTTTAGGAATATCAATTGTAGTTTGAGATTGTTGAGGTATTAGAGGCTTTTTTATATCATAGCAATAAAATAATTTATCAGATAGGTCAGTGCCATCAAAACTTGCATCAAATAAAGTTCCCCAGATTGATATGATACTCATTTTATACCAACTCCTCTCTGCTTTGTTTGACCCTGGGCATAAAGATATTCAGATGTTTTCTCATATATAACCTGACCATCAAGTTCAAGTACATTTCTTATTAGAATTGGTTGATTTGATATATTGTTATTTGGTCTGGTATTGGCAGCATTAAATATTAGTTCAGCCAGATTTTTTTGTTGACCAGTATTTAAAATAACTTCATTTTCGTGAGCCAATACTGGTATTTCTCTACCTGTCTGTGGGGTAACTATCCCATAAGCAGCAGAAAGGATTGGAAGTCTTGCACCGTCATTGCCAATAATTCCACCAGAAGAATAAGCCTTTACTATACCCCCCATAGAATATGCTCCCATCATACCTATTTGTCTGCCTTTGAATGTAATTGTTACTACTTTACCATCTAATTTGTTTGCTTTATTGGTTACATCTTTTATTGCTTTATCAACATCTGTAGTATCAGCATCTATATCTAATACTCTTAATCTAGTAGCTGTATCAACACTAATTCCCAACTCATCAGCTTTATCCATTATCTGCTGTCCACTTAAACCAAATCCTTCCGCCAGTGCAATAAAATTCTCTATTCCCGTATCAGCAACATTTTTATAGAGTGTATTTATATCAATATTATTTTTTTCAGCATATTCAAGTATATCAGCTGTAGACATTCCAAATTCATTAGCTATCTCCTTAAATTTTTCTATACTAATATCTCCAGTTGCTACATATTGCAAACCTAATTCTATAGCTTTTTTCCGTGCTTCTTCCTGCTCTTCTGTAGTTGCTTCAATTTCCTTTGAAAGTTCAAAAGCGGTTTTTATATTCGCTATCATTGCGTCATCTAAATTATTTTGCGCTTTCATGGCTTCTACTGAATCTATACCATGTTCTTTGATAGCTTCTGCTAAGGCTTTTTCAGCTTCTTCTACTGCCCAACCTGCTTCTTGAAAGTCATTATAAGTAGTAATACCACCAAAAATATCATCTATTAATTCATTAAAAGCACCCCTTAAATCATCAACTGATTCTGTCTGGTCATCTATATCACTAGTAGTATCATCTATTTCAATACCTAATGCTTCCATTGCTTCTTCAGTTAGACCTAATTCTTTAATAAGTTCTTTTTGTCTTTCTGTAAGTTTTGTAGTCAACCCTAATCTTTCTGCTTCTCCACTGTTTAGAGTTTTAGTTATTAGTATATATTCTTTTATATTTTTGCTGGTTTCTTCAACTGCATCATCGTATTCGGTTTGATTTATTGCTCCTATTTCTAACTGTCTTCCTAATTTATCTATTTCTAAAGCAGCTTCTGGGAAAATATCTCTATATTTTTCAATACAATTTATTGCTTTATCTGTTACTAAAATTTGTTCTTCGGTTACTCCCGCAAGTTCTAACATTTTTTCTATCTGTTCATCTGTTGCTCCCATAAGTTTCCATATCTTAACGCCAAGCGTATCAACAAATGGAACAAAATTAAGGAATGTTTTTGTTACACTTGCTGTACCTTCCTCTAAATCTTTTATTGTTCTTACAAGTCCACGAACACTTACTCCAAAGTGAAATAATCCAGCAGCAATTGCGGTAATAAATCCACCCATTACCCCAGCCGATACTCCAACTTTTACAGCTAAAGCAGTTATTACAGTATTAAGACCAACTACAATTTTTGTAAGTCCACTTAATGCATAAGCTACTGGTCCAATGGCAGCAGCAAATATTCCAAGATTTACAACCAGATTTTTCTGGGTATCTGTTAGGCTATCAAACCAGTCTATTGCTTTTTTAATCTGTTCAACTAAACTCATTAATCTTGGTCTTAATATGTCAAATATGGATATACCTACATTTATGAGTTCGTTTTTAAGTTGTTCTACCTGTGCAGCAAAAGACTCCATTTGTTTTTCAGCAACGTTTTCAGTAAATCCTGTAGCACTTCGCAAGTCCTTTTCATAACCCCTAATTGCGTCAGAAGTTCCAAGCAGTGTCATCATTGCTGAAATTGACCTATCTTGGAAACCTAACATCATAAGCGTTGCTCTTTTTTCCTTATCGCTCATACCGTCTAAAGCAGTCTCTAAATCCCCTATAACATCAGCAATATTTCTTACATTGCCGGAAGTATCAAATACATTTACGCCAAACTTTTCAAACGCTTCCCCATTTTCAATAGCAGAACGCTGCAAATCCCTAAGTACAATGTTTAACCAGTTTCCAGCTTCACTACCTTTTACACCCTGATCAGCCCACGCAGCAAGTACTGCCACACCTTCTTCAATATCCTTGTTTAGAAGTTTTAATGCTGCTCCTGCTTTATTAGTCAAACTTTCTGAGAACTGCTGTACTGTTGCATTTGATAAGGTGTTAGCTTTTACCAGTACATCGGATACACGGGTCATATTTTTCATATTTTTTACAACGTCATCTCTTATGGTAAGACCTAGAGCTGATTGTGCATCAGTTAGTAAGTCAGTTGCAAGTGCCAAGTCAAACTGTCCGGCCTGTGCAAACTTGGCAACTCTTGGTAATGCTTCAATTGATTGTGCTGCGTCAAGTCCTGCTGAAGCCAGATAGAAATATGCATCTGCTCCTTCCTTAGCACTAAAAGTAGTATATTTTACAACATCTTTAGCGGTCAGTTCCATTTGCCTGCGTATCTGTGGGGTAATATTATTCATAATAGCAAGGGATTTAGTCATGCCACTATCAAAGTCCATACCTGCCTTAACTGAAGCAGCACCTACTGCCAGAATTGGCAAGGTTACAAATTTTGACATATTCTTGCCAACAGATGTAAGACCTGCACCTATTTTATTTAGTTTTGCATTTATGGAGGCAGTCTGGGTCAGAGCCTGACGGTCAAGCGTAGACAATTGCATTTTAGCAGTTGTAACTCCTGCTTGAAGTCGTCTTGTTTCTAGTCCAATTTCAGCCCAGATTGTCCCAATATTCCCAAATGCCATTTAATTCCTTTCAGCTAATTTATCACTTATTAAAGTAAATGCTTTATTCTGTTCTACAATCTTTTCTATATAGGTTTTTTCTCCCCTCATGTTATAGAGATAGAGGCAAAGTTCATTTAAGCAAAAGGCTATATAACTATCCTTAATTCTAAATAGGTCAGATACCTTCTCGTTATTTTCCTTTGCGACTATCGCTATTCTTTTTAAACTCTTCAATTTTTTCTCTGAGCTTACGAAAGGGAAGCAGTCCCAGAACCCCCGTCTGGGTATAGTTAAATATTGCAGTTAGTTGTTCATCATTTAATATTTCTGCCACGTCCTTATAGGCAGGCTCAACCAGTGAACTTTCTGCAACTGCATGCAGTATTTCACTAAAACTTTTTATATCTCCATGCTTTTCCCCTTCATATATTTTTTGCGCAGTAGCCAGCAACGTGTTAGGGATTGTGCCATTTTTACATAAGGTCAACAGTGATGGCCTTTTTAACCTGGCTACCAGCGGCGTGCCCTCATCAAATGGGGGGAGTTCCACAACTTCACCTTTCTTGAGATTATCTAAATCTCCGATAGAAGTTACTTTCTTGTCTTCCAATTTTTACTCCTTATTTAATTTTTATGTTATTCTATTTCACTAACTTTTTTATACTTAATTGCAGGTAGTACCGGACTACCGGATTCATTATTTCTTGCCTCTATACTGTAAGCAGGTTTTCCAAATACCTTATCGGCATTTGTATCTGTAGACCTCTTACCCTTACAGAATGGAAGTGTAAACATAATGAAACCATCTTGAACACTACCCCTGTCGCTTTCAGTGTAGTTAGCAACCCATATAATCATTGAAAATGGATATGCTTCTTCAGCATCACTTATTGGAGATTCCCACTGTGAGTCTCCGGGTGTTGCCACTCCACCGCAGATTGTCTCATCTACTTCAGGCATTAATGCTGCAAGTATGATATCAAAATTTACTCCCACAAATTTATCGTCTTCGTTTATCAATGCGCAAATATCATCTCCTCCTCTATGTACCTGTTCCTCGCCATCAATATAGATAAAACTATATGCCGCACTCTGGGGATTAGTGATATCATATTCGATTGCCGAAGGATCATCTGCTCCCGTGGCAAGCAGGTTTATTAATCTTATCTGTCTTACTCCGTATAAGTAACTTTTTGTTGGATCAGCCATTTCATTTACTCCTTTTCTTGTTTTGTTTTTGTATATAAAAAAAGACACCTGAAAAGATGTCTTTAATTTTTGAAATATTTAATTGTTAATTTAGCTTATGTTCTTGCTCCCCCGATGTCGAAATCAACACGCTTGGAAAATAAGTTTCTTACATCATCGTGATAATCTTCTAATACTTTTATAAATTCCGGTACAAACTTATATCCGGCCGGTACGGTTGTAAGGGTTACACCATTTAGTTTTTGCTTAACCAGTACAACCAAATCATCTAGGGAGATAAAGCTATCAGGACTATCATATATAAAAATTGAAAATCCCCAAATAGAACCTTGCCTGTTATCAACTGCCGAATCTTCCCCCATCATTTTTATAGTACAATAAGGTGTAACTGTACCTTCGGGTGCTGTAAAGGGTTGAAAACAACGATTCCCAAATTCAGTTATTTCTATAAGTTCTGTATAAATTGCTTTTCTCATATCTTACTCTCTATTATTTGCTTTACTCTATTCAAAAATTCTGGGCTAAGTTCATTTAAAGTTTTTTCAAGGATTGCAAATCGGCCGTCATTTGCAAGTTCCAGCCACACCCCATAATCCACACGATGGCCGAGTTCGATAATTCCCTGCGTTCCCTTCCAAACAAATTTACCATATAGGCCCTGCTCTGCATGATGGGTCTGGTTTTTCCACGGATGTTCCGCTTTAGATTTTGCAGCTGCTTGACTTGCAATTATAGTACCTACTCCTTGCACACCTGCCATCTTTTGCTGATACCATTTATCTAAATTATTGAATACTTGACCCATTCCTTTTAACATTATAGTTCCTCTAATTCCAGTTCTTTAAACACAATCGAACCCTTAGTAGTTACATCCTTTACATCAAATACCCTGTAATTTTTGCTGTTATGTGTAAACTTGTCTTCATTGGTTGAACTTTTTTTAAGGATATTAGCATCATATTTTGCAATAGCCTGTGTTACTCTTATAGAATGGTATCCCCCATCATCTATAGTTAAAATTCTGGTACGCTTAAAATAAATCCTTATATCCTGATTGGTTAATACTTCGGGTGGATTAGTTATCCAACCACCTGCCCCATCGCTAACTTTAGAAGTACGGATAATTCCAATTGAGGCAGGATTTTGATTTATTAAATTTGTCTGTTGATTGCGGATTGATATTATAAGACTCAATTACCCACGCTCCATCTCCGTTGTATCAGACTGCCTTAAATCCCAGTATTTTTGTATACAGTATTCTTTATTGTATTTATCCTGCGGTATGGTCTCATCTCCAAGCCTTGTATTACCGCTAAAAGTAGCCTGCGCGGCCCTTACCAACCAGATGTCGCTGGCTGTTTTATACAAATCATAATACTGTGCATTGATATAGACTGCGTCCTGTTCTGCTGTAAAGGTGTAAATCCCGTTTATATCATCTGCCGTGTAATCTCCTTCTTCACCGGATATTTCCGTAAAGTCGGTTGTACCGTCATCAAGCACCCTGTTATCGAGGTACTTATATTCACAAATCCACACTAAATAATCATCAGTCTCCGCAGTCAGGGGGTAGTCGTCTAAGGTATTTCTGTATTTATTCAAATATACGTTAAGCTGGTCATCAGTAAAATCTTCACTATTAGGGTCTTCAATCAACCTTCTAAGTTCAGTTAGTAATTGGCTCATTTATCTTGGCCTCTCTTTTCATTAAAATTTTGTAGTAAGCTTTTTTATCCTTTTGTCTATTATAATCCCGCTTATGGTTGTTGTGTAAAAATTCAACTTTGGTTTTATCGCTGGTATAACATGTCCCCACCCTGTCAAGGTTTGCAAATAACCTGCCGTCCCTGTCCAGTAGCATTTTATGAGTCCCCCGGTAGTGCAGGCCTTCCCTAAACCTGAAAAATCTGTTAGAACGTCTATGTCTTTGTCTATCACCCTGCTCACCTATCTGGATTATACCTATATCACTTTTAAGTTTAGGCAGTCCCGTTATAAGGACTTCGTCAGCGTCAATGTTTAGGCAGATGTCACCATCTACGAGCTGGTCTAAATAACTATTACGCTTTCCTATTTCATCAGCATTTATAGATGATATCAAGTCTATATTAAGACTTCCCAGATATTCTAAAGTACCGTCAGTAGAATCCCATCCCGAACCTGGAAAATCTTTAAATCTACCATCTATTACGACAATCTTATCAACTTTATTCTGTATTGATTCTATGCAATCCCGAATTAGGGGCATATCATTATAGGTTATTATCGTAGCTATCAGCATTTTAATTTCCAGTATTTTCCTAATTCAAAGTCAAATTCTTTAGGGAACTTGGCATGACCCGAACCTGGATAATGTGTTATTTCACCAAAATATATATAACCATCTACTAAGTAAAAATCAATACGTACAAAATCAAACCCTTTACTTAACTTTTCGGCAAACCCTATCATTTTGCTAAGATATTTTGGTTTCTCTATAAATGGCGCAACCTTATGGCCTTCCCTAACAATGTTTAATGAATTCCAATCCCTGTCGTAATAATTAAAAGTAGTAAGCCCGTGACTGGTTACATATATCATTCGGCATTTTCCATCAAACATGCAAAATCTATAATCACTTGGCAGACCGCCACCCTTTTCACGAAGTAGTTTTTCAATTATAATCAGCGGTTTAATCTGGCCATAAGCCCATTCATACCACTCGATACCATGTACTGTCCTAAACCATTCTTTACAAATATTTATTATTTCCGAATTATTTAAATTAAGTGCTTTTTTGTGCGTATAATTAATGTCGTAATTCTTTAATCCATTGATACCTTCTGCAAGTATCCATCTTCCAGCAGCATTATTGGGTTTTATAATGTATTCCCCGGTCAGTTTATTTGGCGGTATTTTCTCGGGATTATCGGTAACATATAGCAACGGTATTAAATGATTATCCGCTTCAAAACCTATCTTATCTCTAATATACTGTCTTGCCCTATATTTATCTGCTGTCAGTGGTATTAACGGGTTACGGTCAAAAATCTTCTTATATACTATTTTTTCATTGAAAGATTTAGGATTATCTAAATTTAAAGGATAGCCATGTATCTTTAAAAATAGTTCTTTCTCATCTTCATACATTCCGAACCTTCTGTAAAATCACGTGTAAATTAGTTTCGCTTACAAATTTGTTTTCCAATACTTTAAAATTACACTTAATACCATAACTTTTAGATAGCCAGTTTCCCTTCCAGCTCATATCAAAATATCTAAAAGACATATCATTCCAATAACTTCTATGTGTGGGATCAGCAAATGCACCCCTGCAAGCTTTACCATCTGGACTTTGTGTTGGAGGTACATATATTTCAAATAATCCACCCAATATCAATATCCTGTAAACCTCATTAAAAAACCAGATAACCTTGTCCTGTGGAATATGTTCAATAAAGTGTGCTGCGTAAACTCCCTCTATTGAATTATCTTTAAATGGAAACTCTTTAAATAGGTCAGCCTTTATAAATTGTCCTTTGGGATAAATATTTGAATGATCCTCTATATCTACCCCCACATAGCCTTCTTTTATATTCTTTCCACAACCTAAATTAATTTTCATATATCTAATTATAAAATCTATTTTGTTTTATATGTTTTATCAATCCAAAATTATAATGATCTTCAATATTTACCTGATTGATTGATGGATACAATTTAAATGTACCGGGAATATTATTAACTTTAATCCCCATCTTCCAAGCTACATAATTAAAACTTAATTGATCCCGCAATGAACCAGAACATATCTCTTTCCACATAGCTTCATTTAGGGCATTTATTTTAGGTGTATGTCTTCGCAGTATTACCCTGGTTTGATGTAATCCATTATTGACCGGATAATCCTCTGCTCTAAATTTCAACATTTGTTTTTCTATAGTTTTGACATTATCTAACTTAAAATCAATACAAACTTTAGCTTCTTCATAAATGCAGTTTCTCCAGTGTTTAAGCAATGCAATATCAGCACTGGCAAGATACATTCTTATAAGTGCGGTAAGTTCTGACATTATTATTATATTTGAATCTACCCATATGCTATACTGAACATCGGGAAAGAACTTATGTATCAGCCATTTATACATTCTGGCTTCTCTACGATTATTATTTAACTTTGTTTTTATATATTTTATATTCCAGAAAGAACTTTTTATATTTTCATCATCGGCAAACATTATGTAGTTAAATCCTGGATTATCAAAGTGCTTTTTTATCGGATTATCCACTCCACCAATATTTGCAGTTACAACAACTTCTTCCGGTATGTATTTATCCCATTTTTTTATAAAATAATCCTTGCTTTGTTGTTCGTGCAATTTTTCATCAGGGTGTAAATTCTTATACTTGATGTCATTTATGGTTGCTTTTGTTCTATCATCGGCAAAATGTGTGGTTTTACTATTCATGGCATAAAGACTGAATCCGAGTTTCCGATACTGCATGGACAGGTCCCAGTCATAGAAATAATAATCCAAGTTTTCATCTAACTTTAACCCCACATTTCTTATTATCATACAGCAACCATCAAGTACAATAACCTCATCAAACTCACCCTGTATGCGTTTAAATTCAAATTTAGCGTATTTTTCTATTCCCGTAGCAAGATTGGTAACTTCAATATTTCTTCTAAGTCTTTTAAACCCGGCAATACCGACCATTCCCACCTTTCCGTTACTCTCCATAAATGATATTGCCTTATTGATCCAATTGTCTGTACTTACTACAATATCATTGTGCATGAGTACCACATATTTACTTTTTGCAAATAATAAGGCTTTATTAAATGCTTTTGGTATACCCTCGTTTTTACTATTTTTTATAATATTAATATCAAATCTGTCAAGATAACCTGGATCATCTGAACCATTATCCACAACTGTTATATTTATATTTTTATTATAGAAAAATAAACTTTTTAGTGTCTGGATGGTCTCATTTTTCCTGTTGAGTGTGGGGATTATTACATCAATCATATTTCTACTTCATTTTCAATAAATAAATTTGGGCTTTTCTTTTTTTTAAGAACCTCTAAATTACTTTTTGTGATTATATGCTTGTCTATTTTCATTTCCTCAAATGTCTTATGTCTGTAATGGTGAACGAAAGATTGTTTTACCCAATATAATTTAAATCCTGCTTTTCTTGCCCTAAGGTTAAAATCAACTTCTTCTGCTCCGCCTATGGGAAAATTCTTCCAGTCAAATACTCCAATTTTATCTATGACCTCTTTTTTGATTAAATAACAAAACCCCTGCAAGTCTGTTATTTCTTGATATCCTTCTTCCAGTGTAAAACTTAATTTTATAATCTCATCAATGGATATATCGTCTTTTGGCTTTTTAAATAAGCTTTGAGTAGCTGGACAGTAAGTTGTTGTAGGGGTTACAATTCCTGCATTTGGTTGATTAAATCCCTTCATTAATTTGCTTAACCAGTCAGGCGTAACAACTGTATCTGAATTTAGAAGACAATAATATTTATATTTAGCAATTTTAACTCCTTGATTACAGGCATAAGCAAATCCTTTATTTTCCTTATTGGTTATAACCCTTACATTACTTAAACTTTTTATGTAATTTCTCGTTGGACTATACGAGGCATTATCTACAATTATAAGTTCATAATTGGCGGTATATTTTAATACACTCTCAATACACTCTCTTAAATATTTAAGACAATTATAAACAGGTATTATAATGCTGACTGGCTCATTAAGTTTCATAAATTTTATCCCTCTAATTCAACATCATTTTCAATAAATAAATTCTTATCCTTTTTCCGTTCTTCAAATATTTTCTTATTATTTTTAAGTGTATCTATTCCAATTACATCAAATGTCTTGTGCCCGTAATGATGAACATAGGCATCCCTAATCCAGTAACTTCTATAACCCAGTTTTTCAAGTCTCCATTGCAAATCAATTTCATCATAATTACCAAACCCGTAACGTTTCCAGTCAAATACCCCTACCTTATCCAAAACTTCTCTTTTGGTAAGCATACAAAAACCATAAATTTCAGTTTGGATATATTCTTCTTTTAGCCTGCTAGAATAATCCAATATCTCTGCTTCTGATATCTTGAACCTTTTATCTATCAGGGTTTTATCACACTGCTTACCTCTTGAATAACAGGTTGTCGGAGAGGCTATTCCACAGTCAGGATTAACCTCAAAACATTTCTGTAATTTATCTAACCAGTTGGGAGTAATGAAAGTATCGGAATTTAGAAAGCAGATATATTTATTTCTTGCAATTTTTATCCCCTGATTGCAAGCATAGGGGAAACCTCTATTTTCACTATTTGTTATAATTATTGCATCTAAATCTTTTAAATATTCTTTAGTTTCTTTGTTGGAATCATTATCTATTATTATAAGTTCATAACCAGCAGTATATTTTCTAATGCTATCTATACACTTTTTAAAATACTTCAGAGCGTTTTTTACGGGGATTATTATACTGGTTTTTTCCATTTGCTTTTTTTTCTTTTGTACTTGGGTTTTTTTATAACTTCTATAAGTTCTCCAATTTCCCCTACTTCTACTTCTTCTAAAGGTAATTTTATACCTTCGGCTGTTTTTAATTCTGCTGTAAATTCTTCATATTTATGTGCAATACCTCGATTTATCCAACGTTGATATACCTTTAAGGGCACATCTTTTATATCACCCGGCTTTAGACTTTCACCTTCAAAATTTGTAATAACATTTAAAACTACTTTCATAATACTCCTAATTTTATTGGGGGGTATATTTCAACCCCCCGTTATTTTATAGTCCTGTAACTTTTGCGATTGCGTTTACGTCTCTAATTGCAAATCCACGTCTTATTTTAGCTCTAACTGCTACCTTATCTTCGGTAAGCAGATTATCGTCTCCAACTATTCCAGTATCAAACTTTTTCAAGTTCATTGAGTTTCTAACACCTTCAAATAGATAGCTCCAATCTGCCATTATCAGTTCATAGGCAGCAGGTGATCCTGTTTGCTGAAAGTTCCTTGAAAACCTTATTGGATAACCAAAGAGTGTTCCAGGCTCTTTTGCATTTCCAGGTTCAAATATAGGCCTATTATTATCATCTCTCATATCTCTCATTCTGGCTTTTACTGTCGGATGGGTTGCAAATCCAATATTATACTGGAATCCATTTACTTCAAGTCTATTTAAAGCCTGTGAACAATCAGCAACGAAATCAGCATAAGTACCAAATGCCACTGTATTTGCAACAGGACAACTTCCCGAAATTGTCTGTGCAAATGGAGTTCCTGCAAAATAACCTAAATAGGACTGTTCTAATGCTGCCAAAAGTTGAGTTTCAATTTCTTTTCTTATCAAAGCATCGTATGCAATATTAGCATCTTCAAGCAGTATTTCGGTTATCTTTACAATTATTGCGATCTCATAAGCGGTCAAGGTAATCTGTCTATGTGACTCATTGCTGGTTGTCTTTGCTCCACCTTCACCGTCTACCCATGTCCATACAACGTCATCATCGAGAGCGTTCATACGCAACGTTGCACTTGTCATGGGCAGTTGTGTCAAATACGGGATTATAGCCGAAGCATTGGCTATATTTTCAAACATAGAAGTTGCCAATGGGGTAGGTACTGTATACCCACCTGCAGCACTGGTCAAACTACTTTTTATATCTGGTCTACTCATTTTATTCTCTCCTTAACTTATTCTCCGTGCAAAAAATCACTCATCATCTCATCAGGGGTTTTTCCACCTTCCAAATCTTTTCTTGGAAAGTTTCCACCTCCAGGTTTGCCTGGTTCAATTCCCTTGATAAGATATGGTTTCTCTTTTGCTATTTTGTCTATTACTTTCTCTACAGCCTTTTGGTCTGGTTCTTCTTCATCATCTAGTTCCTTTTTAGCTAAAAGTCTTACAACTTCCATATCTGCAAAGTTCTTGCCGGACGCTACGGTTAGAATCAGGTTATCTATTTCCTTCTCTTTATATTCGGTCTGGATATCTACCAGGCTTTTTTCAAGTTCGATAATCTTTTTCTTGTCCTTTTCGGTTACGCTTAGCTTCTCGTCTTCAATTTTTTTAAGTTCTGCCTGAACCTTTGCAAATTCAGTTTTTAACTTTGACTTATCGGTTCTATACTTTTTAGCTTCTTCTCTAAGTTCCCTTACATAGCTGTAGTCAAATTTTTTGTCCTTTTCTTCTAACTGGTCAATACTTGTCTGTATTGCCTTTACCTCATCTGAGTCTTCTCCGTGCTCACTTACAGCACTTGCTAGTTCTGTGTTTAGTTCTTCTAAACTTTTTTCTTCTGCCATCTCGGCACTTCCTTTCTTTTCTTTGCATAAAAAAACACTCCAAATCTGGAGTGCTTTATATGCGGTTGTTATATATATTAAAACTATTTTAAATAGTTATTTTCTATTTGTACCCTTACCTGTCCCTTTTCCACCCTTACCACAGGGAGTAGGGTTTTGATTACGTCTTCCACCGCCGGGCATACCTACACCCTTGCCGTGTCCGTCTTTACTTCCATAATTAACCATTATTAAGCTACCTTCCTATAAACTTCCTTATACCAACTTGCCAATTCTGGTTGACTTGTCGGATCCTTCATAAACCCTATCCAGTTATTAACAAACTGCTGGCTTGATATTGCCTTGTCAGTCGTATAACATTGGCATTGGCTATGCGGAGTGGTCGGTAAATCTTCCGGTTTATACACACCTACCAAATCCTCACAAATAGGACACGCATCACCTGACGTATGCCACTCAATGCCGATTAGTCCAGGATTATTCATACTTGCCATTCTATCGGCTTCACGAAAAGCGGTTGTACGTTCAGTCCTTAGTAATCTTGCTGCGTCAAACTGTACCGTCCGGCCATGTAGTTTAGTTGTAATTGCACGCCTATCGGGATTAAGCAGTTTATTTAATCTCGCTTCCAGTACCTTACTTGACGCTGGCCTTCCACTTACAATCTCTTCAAGTATTATCCGTTCCATTTCCCGTTTTGTCCTGCGATTTAAAATCCATATCCTATCAGATAGTTTTAGTCCGTCAGTCCATATCCTATCGTAGACTAACTTTACTGTGTCATTTGTAACTCCGGTAAGCACCCTTTTTAAGTCTACATCAAAACCTGCACCGGAAAGACGCTGGCTGTACTTTTCCAGCATTATCCCGTTTACTTCCTGTCCCAAATTAGCACTGTCAATTAATGCCTTATCAAGTATGCTTTCAAATCCATTAGTTAGCCTATCGGCTTCCTTTAAAAGTACGCTTATTTCCTTTTTCTTCTGTGTATAACTCCATGATGTTTTACTTATTATCCTATCTGCGTCCTTCTTTATACTTTCAGCAAATCGGATATAAAGCCTACCAAGTTCCTTTTCCTGTTTAGCGGATAGTGCTACAAAGTCTTTACGGTTTTTAAGAATGTATTTTTGGAATTCATCTGACATTGATTTTGCCCATAAAAAAAGAGCCTCTAAAAAGAAGCTCTTGATTTAAAATTGTATTTAGATTTACATATTAAAATATGAATTGTTTATCAGAAATATTGTTTACTGATTCAAAAATTTTATATTCAAATTTTTCATAATTACAATTAAGATACTTACCAATTTTGTTTTTATTAAAACAATCTTTAATTTTACTACGTAATTTATCAAAACTAAATTCATATTTATATCCACATCTTTTATAGATATAATCTGTTCCTTGTATCTCATCGTCTATCTCTATTCTATCCCAAATCTCACCTTTCCCATTATCTGAAAAACATAAATCAATGGGTTCTATTTTAATAAATTCAACATCCGATTGTGTTGTTTCTGTAGTTTCCATACTTCTTGATATTTCCAATTCTCTCGCTAGTATAGCTTTCTGTAAATATTTGGGAGTAAAATATATTATAATATCTTTACCATATTGAGTATTACTATTTTGATAATTCCAGAACCAATCAGAATCCGAATAGGATAAGCAAATTAAAAGTTCAGTATAGAATTTTAATAATCCCCATATAAATAATACAAAATGATACCATTTATAAGGTTTGAATCTTTTACTTTCATTGATGGAATCTTTATATTTTATATCATAATTATCTTTAGATATAATTTTTATTGTATAATCATTAATCTCTATCATATATTAATTATATCACTTTTCACCATAAATATCACCCATATTCTTTTCCTGCTCGTTTTGTTCTTCCAGTATTTCAGCCATTAACTTTTCAGGGTCTTCCACGCCCATATTATCCATTTCACGTTTAACAGAAGACAGTCCAGCCGATAGTCTAAGTAATGCAACCTCTACTTCTTCCTTCTCATTTAACGGTACTGGCATATGTGTGATAATTTCAATATCTGCTTCTTCAGGATAAGAATAAGACTCGTAAACTGCCCTCATTTTTAGACTATCTTTATACATCTGTTCCAGTTTAGGCTTCCAGATAGTATTCTTTGTATTGGTTTTAGAAATCATAGAGGCAAACATAAGTTTTAATGCCACTCCGCTAAGATTACCAAGTTTTGTAACTATTTCGGGATTTATCTGTATAATACTGGAGAGTTCAAACATTATGTTTTTCAGATTATCTATATGATTTTTTAAGGTATCAGTATAGGCAAATTTAGATTCCAGTTTAAATATATCAGGCTTCACGTCACCTGTTCCGGCACTTATCAAGTCCCAAACCGCTCCTGGTTTTGTCTTGGGTTTACTCTTATTACCTTTAGCATCAGTAAATTGCTTAATATTAAGCATTATAGTTATAGCAAACATCTCAAAACGCAGCGCGTCTGAACTATCAGAATACTTTTTATTAAGCTCATCAATTATTGGTATCAGGTCTACAAGCTCGCTATATCCCCATACCATGCCAAGTGCAGGATTGTTAGGAATAATATAAACTGGTATAAAATCTATAAACTTTTTGCCATTACCAAGATAGGTGGGTGCTTGTATAACTTCCTCTACTTTCAGATTTAACTTTACATTGTAGGTTGCTTCACTAAACAAACACTTGCCATCTATCATTTCAAACGTCTGTTTCCAGATAATATCATCACTCTTGAAAGCTACGAAATGAACTTTAGTTAGCTTCTCGTAATCATCAAATTTAAAAATCGGAAAACATTCTATTCTTGGACGTGGTAGAAAACGTATACCGATATCCTTATCGTAAATCATCTTAAAAACTACACCACCGGAAGTATTGGCTTCTTTTGCTGCCTGTTGGAGCTTCAAGTCCATATTGTTTACTTTATGGATATCATATAAATCTTTTTCTACTGCTTCGGCTTTCTTTTCATTAGATTTTTTTTCGGTATTTACCGCAATATCAATAGGCTTTTCAAACTGCCAGTTAGCTAATTTATCTACAATATAACGGGAATAGTTTATAGGTATCTGTGCTGGCTTTCTATCGGTAGTCTGTCTAAATTCAGGATATTTGGCTTCGATATGCTTAAAGACATCATTCTCGTAATAGTCGTAATATTTTATAAGTGTATTTAGCTGTGCTAATTGTGCTTCTGTAAATACTGAATATGTCTTATCTTTGGTTTCTTCAGGATAAGCTAATTCTATTAATTTTCTTAAATCTACCATAATATTCCTTTATCTAAAACTTAAATCTGAAACTCTTGAATAACTTGACATTACTTTCATCTTGCACCAATTTGCTAGGGCAAGACTTATAACACAATCATCATAATATCCCTGCGGACAATTGTATCTCACTCTACCACTTGGCAACATTTCATATTCAAATGCTTCAAGTTCATCAATTAAACATTCTATTTTTGGAAACGTTATCTCTTCTTTTTCAAATGCAACCTGAAGGGCTACTATTAGATTTTGCTTACTTTCATTTGTAAACTTATATCCATAGATTTCAGAATATTCACCTTTTAACTCTTCATAAATCGGATCTCCCACTCCAGTTGAATCTATGAATGCCTGTGCCTTATAATCATTTAAAATCTTAAGTATTCTCTGTTTTTGTATTCCCCAATCAAGACGATTAAATCTATCAAAAAAACAGAGGTGTTTATCATCATCAATTATTATTATTACAGTAAAATCCTGATACTTTGCTAAGTCAATTCCTGCATAATAGTTTTTTCCAGGGTTATAGTCTTCAAATTTTCCACTTATTTTGTCTCTTAATTTTCTGAATACTGCTGCAACATCATCTAAAAACTCGGCCTCATATTCTTGACTGAACCAATCAACAGGGTAATTATTTTTTGTCTCTATCCATTCATCTTCTGGAAAGTAGGGATTTGTATTTGCTGGAAAATGCCAACTTTCATATCCAGTCTTTTTTTGCTTACCTAAGAGATACAAATGATAAAACCAATTTTTGCCTTTAGGGGTGGATATAAAAATACCCTTTCCTTGTTTATCCGATAGTGCTGGTCTTAGTGCATTCCAAGAATCTTCTTTAATTCTTGCAGCTTCATCAAGTATTGCAAAATCAAGTCCTGCTCCTCTCATTGCTGATTCATTATCGGCACTTCTAAAATCAATCTCACTTTTATTTATAAATATAAACTTACGTTCTGCTTTAAGCTCACCTATTATCAATTTCTGCGGAGTTATTTCTTTTAATGTCCGCCAATCTTCCTGCGATAATGGATAGGTGGGAGCTACTATCCAACCTCTTTGTTTTGGCTTTTTTAAGGATAATCTTATCCCTTCTGCAATAGCACATTGGGTTTTTCCCCATCTTCTTCCGCAATCAAGGATACGCCAACGAGCTTCCGAGTTGTGAAATAATTTTTGTTTATCGTGTGGCTTGTAGTTAAGTTCAATAACATTTTCATTTGTCATTATCTTTGAATTTTACGATTATGGGCTGATCTTTATCTCCAGATAATTCCTGTTTATCTTTTTGTCCAAGATATTGTTTACCAAGCCATATAGCCATCGTAACATTTCCCCTATCCGCCAACTTCCATTGTAAACGTCTTAGGGATATTTTGCCTTCTTCTATACCCTTTTTATAGATAGTGCAAAACTCATCATCTCTTTTTAGGGTAGAGACATTTACCCCCAGGAAAGTCGCAATCTCAATTTGGGTACATTGGATACTGGAAAGTTTACCTATAAGTTCATAATCTAATTTTATTTTTGGTCTAGCCATTTATCATCACACTCAATTGTTACCCTAAAACTCGTTCCAGCAAGTCCTTGTAATTTTAATATTGCCTCAACATCGCTTCTGGGTATATCTAATTTAATTCTTGCTCCATCTCCCTGTCCATCAAGATTTATCGCTGATTGTATTGGCGGGAGTGAAGCTATAAATGTTATTTTTTCCATATTAATTTAGCTCTCCTTCCGAACACCTTAAGCTTATCCACCCACCCGACCAACTGGTTTAAATTTTATTTCTTAACCAGTTTAAAAATTCTTTACCATAGATATTTTTAAGAGTAAATATTTTAGAATGATATTTATCGCTACATTCCCTACAACAGAATTTTTGATTTCGTTGTTTTCGTATAAATTCTTTACCACATCTTTTACAACTGATAGGGAATTGTAAATCATTAAATTCTTCTTCTGCTATAACCATATCAAAACTATTCCCTATTTTTTTAGGATAATGTAATTCTATGTTAGTATTTTTCCAATGTTTCACATTACTTCTCCCTCTACTCTATAAACAACATTTACCTCTCGACATTAGGACATGCTTTTAAAAAATATTTTAAGCCAATTTGTATAACGTCTTATAGTTCTTTCAGAAACTCCCAAATTTAATGCTATTTCCCAATCACAATATCCCATTGCTTTATAAATCAGTATTGCTCTTTTACTTACATTTTTTATTTTTTTAGCAATAACAACCGCATCAACATAATCACATATCACATCTTCAAATTCTGCTCCTTCTTCATTGGATACTGTATTTGGATTTATAATTTTACTTCTGGGGTGGGTGAAGTGAAACTTCTTTGAAAATGCTTTTACAATTTCATATAGTTCTATATTTGCCTCCTTTTATAATAAAAAAGAGGAATCTTAAGAGTCCTTAAACTCCCAAAATTCCTCCAAGTTCTTTGGTCAGAATTATATTCTATTTATTTTTTAGGCTTCCAAGATATTTCTAATTTCCTGTTTACTACCTCACTATCTCGAACACTAATAAAAATCTTTATGAACGGTTGTTTATTTATCTCGTCTTCTTTTTCCTTTATAGCTTCTATTATCTTTTCAGTTATTGTCATATTCTTTACTTTTATTATGTATTGTTTGGTTTTTATTTTTTAAGTCTCCCTCTTTTAAGTCTAAAAAACCAAATATAACCGTCGTTTGTTTTCTGTTCTACTAACTCTATTCTTCTAAAATCTATCTTTTTTTGTTTACTGAAATAATCTTTCCATCTACTTGCTAAATATGCCTTGCCAAAATCATCAAGTATTTTTGCCCGATTTTCTGATATTTCCTTAATTAATTCATCTATTATTAATCGCATTTTTAACCTCCTCTAAATCCTTCCCAATATCACAAAAGTCTTTAAGTCCCACGTCCTATATGGTATATATACCTTATAGGATTGCTATCTTATTTAAATATTCCAATACCTTATCATAATCCTTATCCCATATTCCATTTTTCTTCTTAAGTAGATATTCATAATCATCTGGACGAGCCCTTAAAAACCAATCCATAAACCAGATAGAATCATTATGGGCTGAAAACTTGCCTGCGGTATGATGATTGGCACACAATAGGCAACCATTTCTTATATCCCACCTTAATTCAAAATTTCTTCTACCGATTACATGGTGAGGATGATTAGCCTTAAATGTTCCACAGACTTCGCATTTACCTTTAGAACGTATTATTTTACTCCATAACTTGTCACATTTATTCTTTAATGTTTTTCTACTTGGTTTTCTTTTAGTCTTTACTTTCATTTGTTATCTTCTATAAATATTAATTTGCTTTTTTTGCCTTTTAGAATAATAAGACCTTCACGAATAAATTCATTTTCAAACTCTATTGCAATAGATTTTCTAAAACCTCTAATTAACATTTTATTATCCATAAAATCAACTTCCCCTTCCGCTATAACAACTCCTTCCTGTAATTTGGATAAGAGATTAGTGGCAAATTTATCTATTATTTTATCCCATTTCTTATCATATTCTCCATTAACCAAATCATCGTCTTCAAAAAGTTCGCCTAGTTTTTCAGTTAATTTATCGGTTTCCTCAATTGTAATTTGCTTATTTGTTTTCATTTATCCTCCTTTAATTTATTTAATTTATCCCTATCGGTTATATTTAACACCTTATGTATTTTTGCTTTCACATCAGGTGGAATTGTTGAATATTCATAATCGTCTTCCTTAAATGTGTCTATTTCTGACCAGTCCTTTTCTTCTTTATAATATCCTTTCAAATCTAATATATCTGCCAGGGTGGGAATCTTTCTGCAAAATCTTATGCAGCTCTCAATTTTTCCTTTCCATTGGCTATCAGTTAAATCTTTAGAATATTTGTACCAGATATCCGCTCTCCTTTTTGTCATCTCAAAATTTTTAAAAGCTATCTCTATTTCTTCAAGTCCTTCTTCAAACATTTTTCTTAATAGCATTATGTTGTTCTCCAATCCTCTTTTTGTTTTTTATCCATTCTTATCCAATTTAAAATTGTCTTATAATGGTTTTTATATTTTGCTCCTTTAGAACCAATGTATAAATCCAATCTTTCTATCATATCTTCAGTTTTATCTTTACCTAATTTTTCAATTAGTTTTTGATGTTCTTCTTCTGTTAAGAGAACAGAATCTAAATACCGTATCTTATTATTGATTATTGATTTATGATTATTGATTATTGATTTATGATTATTAAGGGTATCTAAATTTGTCGATACCCTATCTATACCCTCATCAATGGGGTATTTAAAATTAAGAACTTTCTTAGGTATAATTGAAAA